TGGCGCCGCTGTTTTGACTAACGATTGCACCAAGCGCACCGTTGAGATCGCTGCGGACGGCTGCACCTGTGCCGTTGGCTATGACGTAATCGTGCTGAGCCATGAGCTAGCTCGGTTCAGGCAGTACTGTACTCACTTTAACCGCCCCTGCCATAGCCGACCGCACTCCAGTTGAAGTTGCGGCTAACAGCGGTGCCCGCCGAGTTCTTAAATGTGACGGTAAAGCCAGTGCCGCTGACGCTGGTGACCTCAAAGAAGTCGCCTGAACTCATGTTCTGAGCTGTGATGCCAACGCTAGGCAGATATGCATTTAGCCCTCCAATGATTGCGGTTCCAGTAAAAAACGGATTAGCAAACGTAATGACCTTTGCTGTTGCGCCACTGCTGACGGCACCATCACTATTTTCTGTGCGCCGTTGGAATGTCGCGTCATAGCCCAGCTCATCTATCAAGATGTTTTGGTCAACGGCAGAACTGGATAAATCAGCACGGAACTCAAATGCACGAGCGCGAAAAGTACCATTAACAAACTCTTGGTAGCTACTCCAAGTCGGTGTGCCAGCAGGATTGTCGTTCGTCATACGCAGCATTAGTTTGGCGTTGACTTTATCGTTGATAGCGCCATCCCAGTCACTCCAGTCATCGACAGTATTTGTCCTTGAATCAATCAAATCAGATGGGAAATAACCACGGGTGACAAAGTAACGACGCAGGTCAAGTGCAAAAATGTTGCCAAGATCTAATGTATTTAGGAAATCATATGTCCCTGAGCTTGTTACGTCGCCCAATACATCAAAAGTAGGCAGCAAATCCACGTCAGCAACGTCGTCAATTAGGGCTGTGCCATCTAACGTCAGCGCATCAAATTCATCGCTGTAAAATACATCGGTTCGCACGCCTTGGAAGGGCGGCGTATCTTGATCCTCGCGACGTGTTTGGATTGGTAGTGGTGCAATCGTATCTGGCAGATCAATGATGACGCTTGTTTCTGTTGCGCTTTGACGCCCACCATCATCTTCATATTTAACCAAGACCTCGCCTTCCACAAGCGGGATGATCGCCTCGGTAGAGCTGCCGGATTTAGCGGGAATTAGGTCAACACTGTTGCTCCAAGTTGCCGTGCCATCGGTGAGGCTGCTATGGCGGATGTGGATTTTGCCGCCAACTTTTACGTCAAGATCAACAGTTTCATCCCAGCGCAGGCGACCGGAATTGTTGTTAATTGCTTCAAAAGTAAGATTCTGAACATTGCCCGGCACTGCTGTCTTGCCAAGCAAAGTGAACTCAGCAGCGGCAATCGCACTGCTTTTGTTGAGATAATTTACTGCTGTAATCTGCACGTAAAGGCGACCCTGCCGAGTGTTCTTAATTTGCAGGGATGGTGAAGTCGTATTTGCTTGGCTCCAGTTATCATTGTCAATCCGATATTTGACGCGGAACTCAGTAACACGCTGTTTAGGACTAACCCAACTCAGGTCAAATCCTGAGAATGTTGTTTGTCCGTCTTGATATAAGTATTCAGTGCCCTCAAGACTGCTTGGCGCATCTGGTGGATCTGATAGATTGCTAATGTCACGTTCTGTAAGTTTGAGATCCGCTTCGATGGCTGCGTAGATGCTGCTGTTGTATTCCAAGGCAGTTACGCCATAGATGCCGTCTTCAGCCTCAGCAACATTTAAAACGCGAAATTGTTGTGATTGTATATCTGGCGTCTGCACAAGCCAGATACTATTAGCGTTTGGTGCTTCACTAAAAGCACTTGCAACAGTTATTACCGAACCAGCAACATTATTAATTGTTTTTGTTTCAACTATACCTGTTGGCATCAGCACAGAAAGCGTTGTAATTTGCGTTGTAAAATTAAAAGAAAGATCCGTTGTATTATCAACAGTCACAGTTGTTGTGGTTGCCGAACTGATGCGACCGCTGCGACGTGAGCCAGCTTTCAATGGGTCGGCTATGTCAATCACCATGCCGGGACGCAGGATGATGCCGCTGTCGATTGAAACGGAGAAGGTAACAGTTTCGGTGAGGTTTTGCTCGCTTAGCAATGCCCACTTACCGGCACGACGAGCTTGCCCTTGGCTGTAGCAACCCAGCGCTTTGATGTCTTTGTTGATGATGCCGTATTTAGCAACAGCATCTTGATCTTCAACGTATTCGTACTCAACCTCGCCCAAGGTGTCGTAAGACTGCCAAGCAACGGTCGCGCAGGTGTGGCGTGCCTTTTGTGATGTACCGCTATAGATAAACAAGCCATCTATAACATTGCTTGGACCCAGCAGATATTGCGAGTCGGTGGGCTTGTCTTGCTGCAACACCAGCGACCCGGCGCCGTAGTATGCGATGCCACGGAATAGGCTGGTCATCTCTTGGATGACGTTGTAGACCTCATCACGGCTGTTGATTAACAGGTTGCACGAGAAGCGTGGCTCTTGCCCGCCCTTGCCATTGTCAACTAGCGTGTTGCAGTATTGACTAATCGCAAAAAAGTCATACTTGTCGAGGCTGCTTGTTGGGATAGAGGCGCCATAGCGTGTATTGGTCAGCAAATCCCACAGGCACCAAGCGGGATCATTACACCATGTTGCTGCGCTAAATGTACCATTCCAAACGCCAGCATATGTGACACGCCCGATATGCGTTGTGGTATCTACAGATGCATTGGATGGCAGTTGGATTTTAATGCCACGGATTAGATATTTGCGTGTTGGGATTGAGTCAAACTGTCGAGAGTCAAAACGCAGGAATGATAATGCGCTGTTAGGGTAACGCAGCTTTTCGTCAATGATTTCAGTATAGCTAAACCAGAACGTAAGGTTTCGGCGTTTAGTTGATGATTCATCATCGCTAACACGCACCACGCGTATATCAACAGGAAATGCACCACTTAGCGTCAGCATGTAATCACGCTGATAAGAGTTGCTCGTCTTGCCGCTGATGGTGTCGCTGACTACGGTGTTATAGCCACCGCCGTTGTACTGAACTTTGATTTCTATTTCTACGCTATGGCCAACAATATCGCCATTGTCTTGAATAATCTGCAGTGACGGCACTTGTAGCGTGACACGCACACGGTCAACATCGGTATCTGTGATTGTGCGGGTAACTGGCGTTGCCTTAATAACTTCTACGTTGACGCCTTCTTCACTTTCTGTCCCAACCTGTTGGCTGATATAAGTCTGGGCTTGTGTGCCATTGCGGGTGACGATTGTAAAACCCGAGAAGTTATTGTTGCCGGCAGCATCTTCAACTGGTGTCCCTGATAGAAAAATGCCCTTGTTGCCATTTTCAATACCTTGAATCTCGCCTTCTGACAACAGATCAAGCACATTGCCGAACTGAACGGATTGCAGTGAATCGTCAGCTTCTGTTGGTGTATGGCTTTGACCACCACCACCGCCGCCACCTTTGCCGCCTCCTCCTCCACCGCCACCGCCAGAACCTGCAATCCCAAGACCAAGACCCGCATTGTGAACACGGATGCCAGCAGCAATGAAGGTATGGTGCCCTTCAACGGTCAGGTTGTAGACAGTGCCGGTGCCTGCGTTTGTTTTGCTGACGATGGGGCGCAGGTGCCCGTTGTGGTCAACTAGGCAGTCATCTGTGCCAAGGGTGTCGATTTCGACGAAGGCATTGAACTGGTTGAGCACCCAGTGGTTTGGAGTGGCGTCAAGGATCTGACCGCCCCAGAGCGTGTAGCTCGTGACAGGTTCGTTCTGGTGCTCATGAACTTTGAGCACTGCGGCTTCATGGATATCGCCGTTATGGTCAAAGCTCCAGACCAGATCACCTGGCTGCAGCTCATCAATGCGGCGTTCACCGCTTGGTGTAGCGATCAGGGTATGCCCTAGAAAGCAACCGCCACCGCCACCGCCACCGCCAGCACCAACAATCCGTGTCATACCTGTTGATCCACGTCAAGCCCGGTGGAGAGGACAGCGGAACCTACAAAACACCGTCCATACGCGATAGGCACGGGTAATCCTTGCTTCGCAGTATTGACGATGCCGCTGAAGGTGAATGATTCCATTTTTGCTGCTTCTCGACCACGTTCAAATACGCTTGTTGATTGTATAGATGATGGCGAGAGTGCTTGTGCGATGCCGCCTAACACCAGTGCGGTTCCAATAGCGCCAATCGCTAAAGCAGCACTACCGCCGAGTACAAAACCGCTTGTCACAGTTGCACCAGCAACACCAGCGGTTGTGCCAAATGCAGAGGCACCTAGCCCTAAAAATCCTCCTGCTACAGGACCAGCAATAATTGCCAGCGCAACCAAGCCAATACCAATGCCGATTTGTGCACCACCGCCTCCAGCACCTGCAAGCACTGGAGTAATACTCAAGACCTCACGTTCACTCCATGGGCAACCCGCAAGCACTGCATTGTTTTCATCAATCTTTTCTTTGCCAATGCTCACTCGATAGCTAACGCCATCCTTTTCGCTATTTAATAGCCACGTATCTAGCCCGGGAAAGTTGACACACAACGCCTTAAATGCCTGCGCGGGCGTTTCTGCGTCAAATTCAAAACGGCATTGCC